CCATATATCTTGCTGTAAGTCAAGATATGCTTGGTCTTCTCTTCGACCTACATCCGATTCAATATCACCAAAGCCGCTAATTATACCACTTCTTACATTAGCCATACCTCTTGAAATTGCACCATGCCCTGCAAAAAGAGAACCAGCTTGTTTCAGTTGTCCTTGTTGTGTTAAATCTAATAAGCTCCTAGTCCCGCCTCTCCTTGCCGTAGCCAACGTATCAGCAAGACCTGATGTTCTTAAATCATATGCATCTCTAGCCATATTTGCACCAGTTGGGTCATAAGTCGGTAAAAGACCCATAGCATCTGGGTCTACAGTTATACCTAATTTAAACAGCATGTCTGCCTGTGATGTATCTGCATAGGGGTCATAATCAACACTACCACCATGTGTATAACCTTTTACGTAATCTAATAAACCGGGCATTTTATCTCGCTAAGTATCCTAATAATGTATTTGGTTGCTGGTTTATCATTCCGCCATCTTGGAAGTTAAAGTAATCCATTGAACCGAATTCTGGTACTAGTACATCCCCGGCTAATTCTGTTTCTGCACTTGGGTAATATGCACCGGGGGTTAATTTCAGAGATTCTCCTGAAACCCCAGAAGCATATAGTGGGCGGTCAGCTATCTTACCAAACATTGAAGTATCTGGCGCAAAACCTGCCATTAATCCAGATTTGAGTCCTGACAGTAACGCTCTTTCACCCATACCGCTTTGATATTCTTCTCCCGCTCTCTCAATATCTTCCATGCCTGCTTCTTTTGCATACATCATATCCATATCTATATCCTGCTCACCGCCATAACCTATTTTCTCACCGATATATTTTCCAGCTCCAGTAGCACCACCGACTAACCAAGGAAGTGCAAGGGCGGCTGTTGCCGGATTAGTTAAAAGTAATGGTGTCAGCCACGCCGCACCTGCACCACTACCGAGTGCGAGTAGAGAACCAAATAAACCTGCCTTTTTCTGTTTTTCAACTTGTTCAGCCTGTTCTTCTCCATAAACATCAGATGCGAATCGTTTTTTTATCAATCTTTTTAATCCGGCTAAACCTGCTGATACGCCACCGCCTTCTTGAAATGATTTTGGCTGTAGCTGTAATTCACGTCTAGGGTATTGCTGTTGTACGGCTCCACCATACTGCATCCCAAGTAAAGTTTTCATAGAGACTCCTTATATAAACCACATAAAGTGGTTAAAATTTCACGTTTTAAACTAATAAATTTATTCATCTTTTAAAATACCTTAATAAGCCTTTTAATTCATAATTACACAGGGTCTAAGTATAACCAATAACAAGTACCATTAAGCCATATTGGTATCCTGTGAGATAAAGTACCAACAGCATCTAAAGCAGTTGCATCTATACCTTCTTCTAAAAACAGAGACAATGTTGATAGTGTATCCGTACCAGTACCCGCAGAATTTTCAGCTCCAATATATATTTGGTCATCAGTATGGGCAGATGGCTTTGTTCCATTATTAATAATAAGTTGACCAACAGCACTCCCATCTATAGTTGGAGCACTATCAAACCCTATAGCAACACATTCATCACCAGCGTCAACAAATAAACAACGCTCCTTATTATCTGAACCAACAGAAAAGTCTAAGTCATCATGTTTTGGATAATTAAACCTACTTCCTCTCCAATCAAATCTTACATTTTCTTTCAATGTAGTAGAGTTGTCATCAGCTACCCAGATAAATAGTCCTGATGGTATATCAGAACCACCTGTCCATGTACCTCTTGACTGACCCTCAATCATACAGCCAACATCTTCAGCACTATCTAACCCTGCAAATTCTATTTTACCTAAACTATCATTCGTATTTACAGACGAATCATTTCTAAGTAATCTTAATGTTGGTGCTCCAGTTGGGTTAGATAATGTATATCTATCCTCAGATGCATCCCACAACGAATAAGCACCTGCGGTCGCTCCAAAAAATTTAACATCATAACCAGTATCATCAACACCAACTGTAACTGAACCATCAATTTGCGTACTACCATCTATATCAACAATATTCAAATTGGAAGTTCCGCTTACATTTACATTTCTTTTAATAGTAATATCCCTATCTACATATTGATTACCATCAGAAGATAAATAAGATTTATGAACCCCACCTCTATATTTTTTAAAAAGAGCCAGTTGCTTATTAGATGACTGAGCAAAAACAATGTCTCCGTCTTTCATTGAATTTGGTGATGGTGGATAACCAATAACCGATTTTGTGCCAACAAACTGAGAAGAAGTTTCTTTACTATTCCCTAATACTCTTGATATTCTGTCAGCCATTATGAAACTCTCTTGTGAAGTGTCCTGTATTCAATAGATATATCATTAATATCAAACGTACCGGAAGATGGGGGATTAAATTTGAATTGAATACTTTGACATGATATAGGGGAAGATGGAGTAAATGTTGCAACATCCCAAGCTGTAACTGCATCTAAATCTCCAGAATCATTTCCCGCTGGAGAAACACTTGAACCTGTAGCAAAGTCTCCCCAAGAGTTTTTTCCATCTATAGAATACTCTAATGGGGTTAATTGGTCTACTGATGATTTATATGTGGCATAAACTTTATATATTTTTTTAACATTTGATGGATTTCCAAAATCAATATCTTTAGTAGTTATATTAATATTAGATTGACTAACTGGCTCATTATTCCAATATCTCATTTCAACTGTGCCGCTACTGTCGTATCCAAAAAATAAATTACCCTGCCAATCTGTTACAAAATTAGTGTATTTTTTCTGGTCTGTAAAAGCATTATCAGCAAAAGCCCAAGACCTTGTTTTAAAATCATATATATAAGCATCTCCACTACTGACACTACCATTTGCAGACACACCACCATAATTATTCCCCGTTAAATTGTCGCCATTGGAATCTTTCATAACAATTAATTGCTTACGTCTTTTTTCATATCCAACTATACTGTAGCCAACAAGATTTGAGCTGTACATAAAATCATTCCATGCCGGTGGGAAAACCCCATTAGCACTGCTAGTTTCAACTATTTTATTATCTATTAAATTTATTATATTGCTTCCATTGTACATATAACAACCATTTTCATTTACCCAGCATATACCATAATCTGTTCGTACAACAGCACTAGGATGCTGTACTCCGTTATGTTTAATATTTTCTTCAAGAAACCAATTTGAATCTGCTGGAGATGATATATTAATAATTTGAACTGATTTTTGCTTAAAAGCCAAAAGCCTATCGGCATATTCTTCTAATTTGACATAATTCTCAGCATCACCCTTAACAGCATCAATATAATTAAAAGATGGGAATGTATCAAATTTATTAGGCATACTATACATTATCCTGTCGCCATATACAGTAGCCTGACCAGTATTAGGATTAACAGTTTTTACATGAGCAACAAAAGCTCTCCTATTTGCTACTATAGCTGTCTTCCATCCTTCGTTAATACCACCAATCGTTATTGAATCCACCGTTGGCGGAAATCCATTTATACTCTCATATGTATCCAAATTAGGTGAGAAAGAAAAAGCCGCCTCACTATATAATTCGGTTTCTCCACTACCAACACTATCGCTTAACGGGTTCCAGCCTGTTGAAGCACCGATATCACTTTCATTTCTTTGAACATAATCAGCATCTAGAGAAGTCCTAATTCCTTTTCTAAAACTTATATCAACTAATAGTCTCCAAGGCTCATCATTTTCATCATCTGGTCTGAAATAAACTCTGCCACCGCTAATCCTTTCATCATAACTTCTTTCTGCTCTAATTCTTATTTTCTGTCTATATTTTTCTGAAACAGTAAAAATATTACTTGCTGATGGAACATATAATAACGATTCCTGATTCTCATCATATATAAAACTAATAGCTACTTGATAAACATCTCCTATCCATGTACTTGCGGCATCGGATGCTTCTGCAACTGAAATATTAAATCCGGCTCCGGCAGTACCTAAGTAATCACTCCCACTACCTGCTCCGTCTGTTGTATCAATTTTACATTCAGTAGGCGGAGCTAAATTATTTAAGTTGTCATAAAATCCATGATAAATCTGACCGGAAATAAGAATATTATTAGATGTTGTATTTTCAAAATGAACATTCTCTACATACCCATAATGGTGAATAATTGAAGAATTGTTAAAATTTGTGTCACAAGCCCGTATAGCATTATCAACGAAATAATATGATATTTGAGAATCTTCAGCCGCAAGCAATGTATCAGTTCCATCACTTCGTAAATTTAAACTTGTACTAGACCAGCCAGATGCACCAACATTTCTTTGCCATATATCTACCTGACCATTAGCCGCATCACCTAAAACAACAAATGTTTCACCAATTAAATGACGCTTAATAACGGCTCCCTGACCTGTTTCAGCAACAATATATGGCTTTACCTTTATTTGTGAATCATCAGCATCAGAGCCAGAATCATAAACTCTTCTAAACCCGTTATTTAGATTTGTTCCAGTTACAGATATTATACTACCTACTGGATATTTATCCGCTTCGTCATTTATAGTTGCTAATTCAATTATATCCTTATCAATAAAATCAACATCATTATTACTACTCCTATCTGTTTTATAGCTTGATATCTCTAAACTAAAATCAGATTCAAATACAGCAAGACCATAGCCGGGAGCAACTGTCGCCGCCCTATCGTTTATTGTTGAATTATAATCAGATTCACCACCACGAGTTCTTATAGCACCCTGTTTGTCAACCATGACATTGACAGCATTCCCAAGCTCGTTTACATTCAAATCTCTCGGGTCTTTTAAATTATTAATTCCACCAGAAAAATCATTTAATTTGTAAATCTGTTTAGGCACTATTTAGCGCCTTTAAATTTTGAGAAGAATCCTTTCTTCTTCTTTTTACCTTTCTTCTTAATCTTCTTGCCTTTCTTCTTCTTCTTTTTAATCTCAGACATGGCAACATCTGTACTATCTAACACAACTGGCTGTGGTTGAGAACTATTAAGAATACTCACTAAAACCATTGTAGTAATTGTTTTCATTTTATTTTCCTTTAAAGACACCTTCTAAAACATCTGTAACAACATCAACAACTTTTTCAAAGAATATCTGTTCTTTTTCTTCTGATACAAATGGGATGTCAATACGCTTATTAATTGCACTTGCAATCTGCTCAGACATTTCATCTGAAGCTAAATGCTCCATAGCCTGTTCTTGCATTTTTTCAGCTTGCTCTTCAGCAAGTTTTAACAACATTGATTTAATATCCATTACATTACCTTCATTATTAGGTTTACGATTATAGGAATAGCAAACATTGCTACCCCTCCCCAAGTCTTTATTTTTTCTATTTCTATATTATTTGAATTTGTCTTACCATTCAACATATCTAAATGTTTTTCAATCTTTGAGACTCGATGAAAAATGGTAATCTGCCTCTCATTTAACTTTGTGAGATACTTAATAACTTCTTCTCGATGTTGTTCTACTTTCATTTACTGTTTATCCTACCAGATAAGTATGCAATCTTTTCCGATGCTTCAGACAACTCTCTAATAACATCTTCCCTATGCCTCAAAGAAACATCATCTGATTTATTCCATCTTTCAATTAACTTAATAATCATACCTTCCATATTCTCTAAAGTTTCTGACTGCCCACGATTTTCAACTTTCAAATCTTCCAGAGTCTTTTGTTGAGCATCTGATTTCTTTGACATTGACACAACTAAATAAACAAACATCACGCCTACAACGCCAATCATCCCCGCTTCGCCATAAACTGCCATAAAATCCATTATTTACTCTCTTGGTTGACATTTGTCAACACCCAAAATGTAGTATATTTCGCACATTTTACTTCTTTTTCCGCTTTCCCCAACTCAATGGGTTAATATTAAATTCCTTTTC